ACAATGCTGAACTTGCCACAAGGTTCGGTAGCAAAGTTAGAAACTTAATAGACACCGATGAGTACAAAAGTATTTTCGGAGATGTTAAGCTACGAGAAGATTCAAAAGCAAAAGGACGTTGGGAGACCAATCATGGTGGGGAATATTTTGCAGCGGGTGTAGGCGGTTCTATCACAGGACGAGGGGCGGATCTTTTGATTATTGACGATCCACATACTGAACAAGATTCAATGTCTGATTCAGCTATGGAAAGAACTTTCGAGTGGTATAGCTCTGGTCCACGACAACGTTTACAACCTGGCGGTTCGATAGTCGTTGTTATGACAAGATGGGCACAGGACGATTTAACAGGAAGGCTCATCAAATCACAATCAGAACCTAAATCAGATAAATGGAGAGTGATTAACTTTCCAGCAATACTGGACAACGGAGAACCTGTCTGGCCTGAATACTGGCCACTAGAAGAATTAGAAAAAGTTAAAGCATCTGTTTCTACGAAGAATTGGAATGCACAATACATGCAAGACCCAACTTCAGAAGAAGGTGCCATCATCAAAAGAGACTGGTGGAATAAATGGGACTCAGAAATTTTACCACCTTTGAAACACATCATACAAAGTTACGATACGGCTTTTAGTGCGAAAGAATCCGCTGACTACTCTGCGATTACTACATGGGGTATTTTTCAACCAAGAGAAGGTTATGAAGATTGTATTATTTTATTAGATGCTATGAAAGGAAGGTTCGACTTCCCTGATCTTAAGAACGTAGCAATCGATCAATATAAATATTGGGAGCCTGAAACAGTTATCATTGAGGCGAAAGCGACAGGTCAACCTTTGATCCAAGAATTACGTAAAACTGGTATTCCTGTAATAGATTATGTTCCTGCAAAAGGTAGGGATAAATATACTAGAATTAACTCTGTGGCTCCTATCTTTGAATCAGGTATGGTTTATGCACCTATTCAAGAGAAATTTGCTCAAGATGTTATTGAGGAATGTGCGGCTTTTCCTAACGGTCAATACGATGACTATGTTGATTCAATGACCCAAGCTGTGTTAAGATTCAGACAAGGTGGATTTGTTAGCACTTATTCTGATGCAATGGATGAACCTAATTTTAAATTAGAAAAGGATTATAATTATTATGGCTGATAGATATAAAGGTCCCATACCTAAACCAAAAAGAATGCTTAAAGAATTTGACAGAAAACGTGCTCTTAGTTCTGGGCCATCACTAAAAGGTCCTAACGCTAAAAACATAGATCCTAATTTTAAAATGAGAATGGAACGTAAAAACATAGATCCTAATTTTGAAATGAAAATGGAACGTAAAAACATAGATCCTAATTTTGAAATGAAAGACCAAGGATTTGATTTTCCTATGTCTAAAGAAGGTTCACCAACTGTAACTGATACAGAAACAGGAGAAACAACTTACGGAAGCCCAAGAAGAAGACCAAGACATAAAAAAAAAGGTGGTATGATCGAATGCAGAGGTGGCGGAATAGCAATCACAGGTAAAAAATTTCAAGGAGTATTTTAATGATTGAAAATTTTAAAGATATTGTAATTTTATTAATTACAACTGGTGTTCTAATTTTATTAGCTACCATTATTATTGGAGATTATTTGGTAGCACTTGAAGAAAATCGTCCAGTCGATGAGAGTGTGATAACTTTAATGAAGATGTCTGTTACAGGATTGATTGGTATCATAGGTGGCTATATTGGAGGAAGAAAATAATGATTAAGAAATTAAAAAAAATATCTAAACAATTAAAAAAATCTGTTAGTGCTCACAAAAAGCAAGCAACTTTTCTTGAGAAGCATGCAAAGAGTATGAAAAATAAAAAAGTTATGAAAGCTAGTAAAGGCGAAATGGTTTTAAAGGATTTTGTAGAAAAAGGTGTATTTGAACCTGGTAGTAGAGCCTATGAAAAAGTAATGCAAGATGATGTAGATCAAGCAGCTCAAAGATATAATATGATTAAAGGTGCAAGAAAAGCACTTAAAAAAATTAAGCTTAAAAAAAAAATGGAATCTGGTTTAGGATATGCTAGAGCAGTTCCTGGTTTAGGAAGTCTTGCAGGATCAGTTGCAGGAATAGCTGCAGATATGAAATCAAGTATGCCTACTATGGGAAAAGAAAGCTCATATAAAAAAGGCGGCCTGTCAAAAGCTAGAGGTACAGGAATTGCTATCAGAGGAACTAAATTTAAAGGAGTATATTAATGGAAGAAGATACTAAATATAAAAAATACTTAAAAGCTTTAGAAAGAATTGAAGCCAAAACTAAATTAGACAAAGCTACTAAGAAAGTAAAAGATATGTTATCAGCTAAGGCAGCAGAAAAAGATTCTTTTGTAAAAAGAAGAATGGAGCTAGCAGGTATGGATGCTTATAAGAAAACTATAGGAGTATTTCCAAAGATTAGTCAAGCAGGTAAAGATGCAGCAGCTTACGCAGCCAAAGCAGCTAAGGCTTCTAAGTATGGAAAGATTGCTGCAGGAGTGGCAGGAGCAGGTATCGCAGCTTCAGCATACTTAAGATCTAAGATGAAAGACATTAAAGAGAAACAACAAGCTGAAGGTAAAATGGGTGGTGGCATGATGTATAAATATAAATCAGGCGGCCTATCTCCTAAACAAAAAAAGATTGCAAGCATGGCTCCTCCACCTGATAGAATCACAGGAGAAGATTTTCAAGCTATGAAAATCATGAAAGCTAAATCAGGTTCTATGGTTCATGTTAAAACTAAAATAGGTAAAAACAAACCTACCAAAATTTATTAGGAGGCTAAATGGCCGATCTAATAAAGATCTTTAGAGGCATAGGGTCACTCCTTAAAAAAACCAAAAAGCCAGAACCTTCAAAAGCTACAGGTGAAGGTAGACAATTAATTACATACGCAAAAGAAAATAAAAATCTTTCTGCTAGAGAACTAGCTAAGAAAGATGTGCAGACACCTGCCGTTATGGAACGAAAGGTCACTGATGATCTTTTGATGGGTGAAAGACAACAACCTCTATTTGGTTCTTCTACTTATGACTGGGCAATGAAGATGGGCCCTGGTAAATACACACCAGATGAATGGTTGAATCATTTTACTTCTACAAGAAAAGTTAAGATGAAAGTATTTGGTGAACCTGTAACTAAAACAGTTAGAGAACCTAAAAGATTTACTTATGATAAAGGTTCTAGGTTTGCAGGCAAAGAAGCATCCATTAGTGTTGAAGAACTGTTTGATACAAACTTAGCTAACTTTGATGAGTTTGGTAATTTAACAGGTGGCCTTTTAGATTCAGCACGTAAATTTGGTTTAAAGCTTTCTGCACAAGATATAGGTAACGCCATTAAATTGAATCCAGTAAACAGATTAGTATCTACAGAGTATGGTACAACGATGGCTCCTGCACTTGTAGAAAAAATTTATAATAGAACTTACAACGTATTAAAAGATATTGCTCCTAAGATTACTGAGATACCAAGATTGAATCAAATGGATAGAAACTTAAGAGCCATACGAAATGAAATTAATAGAGGTAGCATACCAAGTGCAACAAAAGCTTATGATGATTTAACTAAAGACATTATTGAACTTAGAGCAAAAGCAAGAGCACAACCTAATCCTGATCAAACTTTCATTACTAAACTTAATCAGTTACAGGGCGAAGCTGATGACATGATCAAACAATTAAAATCAGATGTTAGACCTGTTAAGTACAAAGAAGAATCAAGTTATACATTACAAGGTGGAGACAATTACAGAGAAACGGTCTTTTCATTACCAGAACCTATTCCTGGAAACTCTGAGCCTTTAAAAAAGTTTGGTCACTACTCAGACATCGATAATAATATCTTTCACGTAAGATATGATACTAGATATACACCTGATGGTAAGAAAGCATTAGTAATACATGAAATACAATCTGATGCTAATCAGAATATTGCAAAACAACTTACAGCCAAAGAAGCGTTTAAGGGTGAAAAAAGAATTAATCCTTTTCAAAAAGAATTAGAAGTTGAAATGTTAAACAATGCACGTGGAGAACTTATACGTGATTTAGATAAAGCTTACAAAACAGGTAACAGTAGATTGATCAGTTCTTTATCAACACAGCTTGCTGATTCATCTAAAAAATTAAACAACCTATATACTTCTACAGGTAGAGGCTCAAGTAAAAGTGATTACTTTCCATTGTTAGAAGCAGATGCTTATGGAGACTATGCTCTTAAATTTTTAATGAACAAAGCGGCTAAAGAGAATGTCGATTACGTAGCCGTTATGCCTTTTAACAAATTACATATCAGACAAGGGTATAAAGAAGGTAATGAAAGATTTTATGGTTATGCAAGTGGTAAGGGTATTAAAAACAGAGGAGAAGCCATAATGCCACAACTTATGAAAAAGTCCGCAAGATTTAATGATTCAAAAGCAGGGCCAATTAAAATTGCTTTATCAAATCCTAACAAGCCTTACAAAGATATTAAAACAAGAACAGATAAAAGATATCCATCTAATCACCCTTTAAGCAATCAAGATAAAATAGATGTTTGGCATGAAGATGCTTTTGAGCAACAAATACAAGGAACTAAATTTATGGATAAGAATAACCCTAATTTATATTTTGATGCTTTTGCTATTGAAGTTAAACCTACAATGAAGTATACGCAGAAGTTGTATAAGCGAGAGGGCGGTTTAGTAGTAGATATCTTTAAAAGAGTATGATAACTTATCCATATGGCGATAGAAAATAACAATCAGACAGAGCTGGACGAAAATATCGAAGTTGAAGAAGAAATGGTTCAACCAGAAGGCTTGCCTCCTGAAGTAATAGTTGAGGGAGAAGAACAAATCGAAGAAGCTCCAGAAGACGATTTTAATACTAACCTAGCTGAGGACATGGATGAACGTGTGCTTAAAAGATTAGGATCAGAATTAATTGACGAATTTAAAAAAGACAAAGAATCTAGAAAAGAATGGGAAGAAGCCATTGAGAAAGGTTTAGATTTATTAGGTGTTAAATACACAGAGCAAACAAAACCATTTAGAGGTGCATCAGGTGTCACCCATCCGTTGTTAAGTGAATCTGCTACGGCATTCCAAGCCACTGCATACAAAGAACTTATTCCATCAGACGGGCCAGTTAGAACACAGATCGTAGGTTTACGATCAACGGCCACCGAACAACAATCAGATCGTGTTAAAGAGTACATGAACTATTTGTTAATGGAGAAGATGGAAGAATATACAACGGACATGGATCAGATGTTGTACTACTTACCATTACAAGGAAGTACCTTTAAAAAAGTTTATTACGATGCTTTTTTAAACAGACCTGTTTCTAAATTTATTCCAGCCAACGATTTAGTCGTACCTTACTACGCATCAGATTTAAAAGACGCAGGTAGAATTACACACGTAATGAAATCATCTGAAAAT